AAAATTATAGGATTATTCTTGAAATACTTATTATTTATCTCTTTAACTGCATCTGGATCTTGCTTACGTTTTAGATAATCATCTAGTTTAGATTCACTCATAGACTCATATACCAAGTATTGGTAGTTGATATCTATAGCCATAAATCTATCAACAAACTCTTGTTGTCCCATACTACATTTCTTTTTAGGATTAGCTAGATAGTAATCGCAGAATCCATTATATAAAGCATTACAGTCATGCTCTATACCAGATATTAGACCATTAATGATATCCAATGCTGTAGGTAGAGAAACTTTAGATTTAACACCTAATCGTTGAATACCATTTAATATCATAAGCATAGATATGAACTTAGGATTTATAGGGAATTCTGGGACAAACTTTCTGCTTTCGTATAAGAATGCATTGAGACAAGTTATAGAGTTATATGAATATGAATTATCTTCAGCAAACTTTCTTGATTGTCTAGCCACTACAACTTCTGGATTAGTACTAGGTAGTTGATACATGTAATGTGACGTCGATATTACTAAGTTAGCTGTCCTATCTCCGCCAAAATAGTTATGATCTAGCATGTGTTTGATCATAATAGTAGCATCTACAGAACCAGCTTTAAAGTAAATATCAGGAAGATATGGACAAAGAAGATGCAATAGACTCAAATTAGACTCTATCATCTTATTGTAGCTATCTCCCGCATCAGCAAAGCGTTTGTTATAATACTTATTATAACCAGCTAGTAATTTAGCTGACTTCTTATACATACCATTCGAAGCAACTAAGATAATCTTAGATTCTGTCTTATAGTATTTTCTAAAGAAGTTTCTTAAATGACCAGCATAGTTTATAACCATAGAACACGCAACGAAGAAGTCATTAATTCTGACAGGACCAGTTGGTGGAGTTAAGAATTGGTATAAGTCAATAAAGATATTGACTTTATCTGCATTAGAATTAGCAAATTCTGTTTGAACTATTCTATCTAATGCTTTATAGGTAATGAACTTACCATGAAAGTACGATTCGATAGGAATCTGCTCTACTAATTTTACCATGATCTGTTACCATGGACCTTTCTTTCGCCAATGGTTTACTACTTTTTTGAGTATATTGTCACATTCATCACATATACCAGATAGGAACCATTGTGCTGGGCTATTTACAGTCTTACCACAGTACCTACAACTATGAGGAAGCTTTTCAGCTTTCAACATGCGATTGATACAGCTACGACAGAAAGGTGCTCTGTGTTCAGCTGGTCTTATAGCATCTTCACGGTCACAAATAATACAACGGAAGTACCATAAGACCACTCTAGGTGGAATGACATTATCAATCACACAAGTTTCAAATGAACACTTACCGTTATTATCTATATACTTACATTTATAATCCCCTTTATGAGGACAATCAATGAATTGTATAAAAGGACCTTTGGTATCACCAGTGACTTCGGTTTGAGATTTGTCTTCTAGAGCCATTTAATCAGCTCCTTTCTATTAAAGACCACAAGCCTCTTTTGGATCATAGAATTCTTCAGATGGTTTACCCTTTGGAGCTTTCTTACCAATAGAAGCTAAAGCATCGTCAAAATCTTCACGATCTTTGATCGCATTAATAATTTCATGAGTATGACCAAAACCTTTTTCAGCCATAACTCGTACTAAATTATGAGGACCTTCTTCAGTTAAGAAAGTAACACCTTTATTAGCACGTTCAGAATCGATGTCAATAATCCATCGACGGATTTCTAGTTTTTCTGCATTAGAACCCCATGCTAATTTACGAAGCATGATTACAGAATTACCACGAGAATCAATAGGCTCATCAATATCGCCTACGGTATAAGAAAAATCCATTTCTTTTGCCATGTTTTCACCCCATAAAATAAAATGAAAAATAATATAAGAGTGGGAGATAGTCATATGACTATCTCCCCAACCTTATACTTCTAAATAATTAGAATTGTTTTGTGAAGCTTGGGCTAAACGCATCTACGTCTTGACCGTTTGTTACGTTGAAGTTAGCTTCAACGATAGCTTCGTTGATCTGCGTGATTTGGATAATATAACTAATATTGGTTTGACCAACCAATGGATAGTTATTGTTGCTTTCAGGACGAACAACGTTTACAGTGTAAAGGAATGTTTCACCTTTTTCGTTTGTTCTTCCGTACATTTTTTGCAAGAACTTAGGTAAATCAACGATGATTGCTTTGTAAGCATGAGGTTCACCACCGATTAAGGAGTAGCCACCTTCAACAAAATCTTTGGAAGCGTTAGTCCAATTTACAGTACCATCTTGTTTGAAGTTGTAAATAGGATTGTTATTGCGGAAGTATACTGCAGGAATGATATCAGCCAATTTAGCTTGACCTTCATCAGTAAGTTCCAACAATTGACGGAAATCAGAAGTGGAACGTTCAGTCATACGAGCGAACACACCTTTACCAATTTCTTTTTGTTTAGGAGTAACTACTAACTTAGTTTTACCTTCAACGCTTGGTTTGTTAGTCAAGATCAAAGTAGCTTTCAAGCCAGTCTTAGGATCTGGATAAACAGTACAAGCCACCACATCATCACTCACGCGACGTAATGTTTGTGCAATAGATGCACCAAGATTGCGAGTAGTAGTATAGATGCTACCACTAGCAGCTTTGAATTCGATTGTGTCGAATTCTAATGGGTCTACCTTTTTTGTTTCTGCTGTTGCTTTTTTGTCGGTAGTTTGTTTTTTGTCGAAGTTAGTTAATTCGACGTTTTCTAAAGTTGCCATGTTGAATACCTCCTGGCGTTAAAAATGGACCATGTATCACTGCCTGGTCCTACTGGCAGGTTCTAAATTTGCTGAATCTATATTAGACTCATTACAATATAGTTCAGCGATAAATAAATTACGAATAGAGAAACGAATCTATGGGTTTAAGTGAACGATCAATAATGATGATGAATCACTTCTCTATTCAGTAATATATTATATGATTATAATATTTTTTAGTGAGCGAAGATTGTTTCCAATTCTTCCTCAGTAAATGCTTGATCAATTTGAGATGCTTCGAATATGAAATCACCTTTAAGATATTTGAATACGAATAACTTCTTCGTCTTAATATCTCTAATCAATTCATAATTATTTCTAATCTCTTTGAAGTTTACATCATACCAATACTCAGCACAATAAGTTTTTAGCAACCGGTATGAAATGATCATTTGAAGATCTTCTAAGCACTCTTGAGTCAACAATACTACATCTCTACTATAGTATCGTTCTATCTCTAGTTCATATGGCATAATACCATTGATTTGATCTATAGATTGTAAGAACGATGCTAAGTACTCTTCAAACGTATCTCTAAAACATGCTTTAGATAATAGATTCAAATCTTTTCTAATTTGATTAGGAATCAATTCCAATACAGATTCTATATTATCATCAATATAGAATGCAAACTTGGTATATAGCCTATTAGTATCAGTAGGTAACATTTCATCGATATCTTCATATACTAATCTATTCGTACTTCTAGAGATTAGAATAGTATTGGTTATATCTACAGATGTAATATAACATTGGTCTTTTCTAACGTCATGATATTTGAATACTAGATCATAATCATCTTTATTCTTACCAGTCCAATAGATTTCCATAAACCCAAATGGAATTAGAAGTTTATAATTGTTTTTCAATTCTTTACGTTTAAGAACTTTCTGTTCTTTAGTAAAGTCTTCATCCATACCGATGAAGTCAAATAGTTCATTACGAACACGATAGATATTTTCACTATCATAATATTTTAGACCTAGTAAAGTTGATTGCAATTATTATTTCCTCCTTTCATAAACTACTATAGTTGTATTATTAAGCCCTATAGTCCGTTTTTCTTCTACTTGTTTAACAACATAGCCACGGGATTCCATATCAGCAATACACTCGTTTAGGTGGCTAGTGGTGTATTTAATAACTACAGTACCACCTATTTTTGTATCTAATCCATTCAATTCATGGTTGTTTATTGTTACCGCTTTTTCTTGGTATCCACTATCTACCATGATAGATAGAGCACATCCTAAAATTAATGAGATTAAAAATATACCTATAAGTATAATTCTGCCTTTATACATAATCTTTCCTCCTTTCTTTTAAGCGAAAATATATCCGGTAGAGAATATTCTCTACCGGACTTCATATAGATATTATATAAATGAATTAATTATTATTACGGATATTACCGATCAATTGTTTAGTAGCTTTCTTTAATAAACCAGAAGCATACTCAGTGTAGTATATAGCATTGTAGTATTTAAGATCTGGTCTGTATTTGCTATATTGGTATAATACAACAGGGTCGGTGACTAATTCTTTAACTAATAATTTTACATTGGTTGGAGACCAAGTTACTTTAGCTAATTTATTATCACCAGAAGGAATAATTTCTGGTAATTGAAGAGAAGGAGATATAACGATATAACCAAACTTAATAGGTTTACCATCAGCTTCTAACATTTCTTCTACGAATAGTTCACCGTTATCATCTACTAGGTAATAGTATTTACCTTTGTAGTCAATCATAACAGTATTATCTTCTCGGAATTGGATTTCAAAGCTATTCTCTTTGATATAGTTAGCAAAGTCATCTGGGATAGTATTGATTCTATCTTGGATAGAATCAAGAATATCTGGTTCAATATCCATGATGTCGATGATACTAATACGTTTGAATGTATTATTGATAAGATCTTTAACTCGACCATCTCGTAGACGTGGAATATACCCACAACCTTCCCATAGTTTATCTTCAGATCTATCTTTTAAAAGTAGTCTTAAGTTTTCATGGACAATAGGGAATTCGTTATTTAAACCAGAGATATAACGATTATATTCTGCTTTCCATTTACCCCAACCATTTGGAATTTCCATTTCACTACAGATAGTATCAATTTCAGAAGGTAACATATCTGGTAGGTTTTTAATAGGAGTGAATGGTATATTGAAAGTATAATAATTATCAGCTACTTCTTCTCTGATAGCATCTTTATCATAATTTACTTTATCTTCATCAGCTTTATAATCCATAGCTTCTAATACAGCTGTAGAATAACATATAGCATCTACAAAATCATCTTTATGATGGTTAGTAGTAGCATATTCTCTAAGCATCATCATAGCATTGATAGGATCAATATCTTTGAGTTTAGTCTTAGGTTCTTTTTGATAGATAATAAGCTTTTGAGAATCTTCAACTAGTAAATCATGTTTAAGAGCTTTATATCGTTGAACGTTACCGTGTCCAAAGATAATTTTAGAGCGGTCGTCGACCACTATTTGCATATCTACAGGCAATGCTCTATATTCGTTCATATCTTTCTCTAGTTCTTCTAGAGTATCATAGTGAGGATATAATAACGGTAAATCATTATTCTCACTTCTCCAAGAAGATACGATTTGGTAATCGATATCATCTTTAGTTTGTTTGGAAGCTTTAGTAGGTGTTTTAGAATTTGCCATTAATTAAATCCTCCGTAATCTTAATACCAGCGATAGTGTTATAAAGTTTAGTAGAACGCATAGTTTTACTATTCATAGCGTAATAACCATTAGCTGTTTCGAAGATATAGATATCATCGAGATCTGTAGCCATTCGTTTAGCTTCATTAGTAGTGACTTTTTCACCTTTAGGTAATCCATCATGTAAAGCCATATATACTTTATTCATGATAGTATGCTTATCGTTTTCAACTTCTTCTTTGATTGCTTCTAGATCAATTTCTTGGAAGTCTTCATCATAGAAGATTTGATCTTCTACTAAGTATTTACGACCTGTTACAGTTTCATAAATATAGTCTTTACCTACAGTTTGACCAAGGTTATCGGTAATCTTTTTAAGAGTACCTTTATTCTTACCAACGTATTTGAATACTCTAGTCTTAACTTCTGGACTATTATCTACTAATTTAAGTTTATTATCTTTAGCATCTACCGTAATAGAACGTTTAGTAGAGATATCATTAGATACTGCGAATGTTGGAGGAGCAAGATAGTTAGTATGTACTGTAATAAATGGTGTATTCATACCAACCATAGCAGATGCTACAGCAGCATTTTCATTATTAGCATTATCTAATACTTTCTCTGTAGTATTTTGAGGTACTTCACCAGGTGTAGTTGTATTAGAAGGACCATCTGTATCTTCAGGAGTCTTAGGTTCTTCTACAACTTCAACTTCTTCTTCACCTGTTTCCGGATCGGAAACAACTGCAGCGGCTGTAATATAAGACTTAGTTAATACAATAGAACCATTCCAATCTTCAACTTCTTCTATTTTAAGACAGAAGTTAGAATTATTAGCTCCATTGATAGCAATAAGAGCATCTTGAATCATTTGGTATTGCTTTTTGTATTCATCTTCATTATTGAATACAGAAGATAAATCAAACTTACCAATTTTCAATGTATCGGCATAACCAAAGATGAATTCATCTACATTATAACCAATCTTCATAGAAAGAATATTCTTTAAAAGCTTATCGGATAATAGTTTCTTATAAGCATCACAGAAAGGTTTAATAGCTTCCATTCTTTCTTTAGTAGCATCATCAGTTTCAGTATATTCAATCTTGATATCGCATTCATCTACTAATTCTTTGAATGTAGACACATAACGTTTATCTGCTGTAGGAACACTAGTAGCAGCTGGTTGTGCTGGAGTTTGAATAGGATTCATACCCAATGCAGGTGGTTGAGCTATACTAGGTGCTTGAATATTATTCTTATTATTAGGATTAGCTACAAGAATGATGAGTTTTACATCTTTAAGATAATTCCAACGATCTTTAGACATCTTGATCGTAGTTTTATTCTTTTCTTCATCATATTCAAATAATACAGCAGGTGGATAATTGAGTTCTTTTGTAGACTTTAATGCATCTGCAATACTATTAGCAATAGGATAAGGTTCTCTTGTAGTTTGTCTATATTCAGGTTCAGAAATAATAGCGAAGTTAAGTGTTCTCATAAAGGCATCTTTAATATTATCGATAATACCTTCTTGGAAAATATCCATCACTAAATTCTCCTTTCTAATTAATCAAATTTAAATCCTTCGGAAGAAGGTTCTGGTTGCTGAGGCCGTTCTTCTGTTTGTTGTGGTTGCTCTTGTGGTTGTTGATTATCTTTATAGATAAGAGGCATAACCTCATTAATCTTAGAACCAATTTCATCTTTAATAGAATCAAAGTCAAATTCTTCTGTAATAACTTCCACTGATTCATTAATACGGAATAAAGGTTTACCAGCATTATCTGGATCATCCATACGTTCTTTAAGAGCTAAGAAAATTTCTAATAATTGACCGAATTGGTTATCAGTTAAACGTAAGTAACTATATTTACCTTGAGAAGTGGTAATCATAGTTTCTTTTGCTTTTTGTTTATTACGATATTTAACCATGGTTCTATTATTAGGATTATCTCCACCGTCTTTAACATCGATTACTAGATTATATGGAATAATCATAAAGTCAGTAATCCACTTATGGGTTTGACCTTCGAATTCATATTCAAAAGTAGGACCAGGTGCCATAATATCATAACCATCGAAGTCTAATACTTGGTCTAAGAATTCTAAGAATTTCTTTTCATAAGAACCAACGTAACTAAACTTAGTACCATCTTTGAATCTATATTCACCAGAGATACTTCTATTAGCTAACATTTTCTTTTGTTGTTCTTCATCATTGAGAATATTATAAGTGCCGAATACTTTAACCATATTCTTTTTATACTTTTCTCTTAGTTTATCTTTACAAACTTGTCTACCACAGAGACGTTTGTATTTATTAATCTTTTCATCCCATGGTGTTTCTCTACCACATACGATACAAGTACCATGGTCTTTTTTATTAATAGAATTAAATAAAACCCTTGCAGCTGAATATCCTTCTGGGATTAGCTCAGGATGTTTTCGTTCTATATGGGAGATGACTTTATCTTTTACATCACGGAAAGTGCAATAAGGACATCTTTCTTTTCTTTTTGCCATTAAATTTCACCTCACTAATTAGCTTATTAAGTCTTACTAACATGTTCAGAGCGTCATTATTTGTGGGTTTTACGAATATAGTAGGAAATTATAAATTAAACAAAATAATAAATTTTGTTTCAATGGAAGGAGGTAATCCCTATTGATTAACAAAGTTTTTGGTACGAAAACACTAGCTAAGGATCCTAAAGTTATCGAGCATAGTATTTCGATTAATCAGTTTAACCAACCACTCGTTTATACGAATGAGGATGCTACGGCTATTAAGCTAATAGAATTGATTCTATTAAGACCTGGCACATATCCGACTAGACCTAAAATGGGTGTAGGATTGGTTGAGCGTTATAGATATACTTTCTTCGATCATTTATATGAACTGGAGGATGACATTTCTAATCAAATTCGAACGTATTTACCAGAATTTGAGAGTGTTGATGTAGACCTAACTAAAGATGAGTTAAATAAGACATTATTTATTACTATATCTTTAGATAGCGTGGCATATAGTTTGGTGTTTAATAGCCAGACAAATACCATTAGTGTTATCTAAATTTTCAGGAGGAATCTATTACAATGGCAAATGAAAATCAAACTGAAAAAATCAGCCTAGACGAATTGTTAGGTGCTGATGAAGGAGCAACAACAGAGACACCAGAGGTTACTACTGTTACTGCTGAAGTAACTCCAGAAAAAGAAGTTACTGAAGAGAAACAAGAATCCAATGTTGTAACTCCAAATATGACATCTGGTAATGATGTAAAAGCTGGTGATGCAGTAGATATCCAAGATATTGCTAAATTCAAAGAAGTAGTATCTGGTAACGAAGAATTCGCTAGAAAAGAAGAAGAACTCATCGATGAAAACATTGAACGAGTTAAAGGTGAATTGACAGCGATCATGAAACCATTAAAAGATAAATGTATTGAAATCGCTGATGAAAAAGCTTTAGAAGAAGCAGATAAAGAAGGTGGCGAAGCTACCGATACTGACTTAGAAGACGATGGTCTTGGTGCATCCGTTCGTGATACTACTGAAGTTCCTAAAACTTCTAAGAAAGTGGATATCTCCAAAGCATCTTCTGTAACTATTGATGATGATGACTTCGCTGATCTTGACGATGATGATGTTATCGATGATCTTGATGACGACGAAAAGAAAAACGAAGCTGAAATCAAAGAAGCAGAAAAAGCTGAAGAAGAAGCTCGTAAACGTTTTGAAGAAATTAATAAAATTATTTCTACAAAAATTAAACCAACTAAAACTGAATTGGATATTAATAGTTTCGAAATTAGTAGCCAACCTATCAATATTAATACATCTTTGGAATATAGTACTGCAGCAAAAGAAAATACTCTTC